CCGCAAAGCGCGACTGGGTCATCAAGCAATTCGAAAGCTTAGGGTGGACTCACAACCAAGCGGCGGGCCTTGCGATCAATGCCCAAGCAGAAAGTGGGTTCGATCCCAACGCCGAACATAAAGGTCACTTGGGCATGTTCCAATGGGATCCCGAACGGTGGGACCGGTTTACGAAGTACGCCGACATGAACCACATGGAAGCGAACGACCCGATGGCACAAATCAAGTTTGCGGATTACGAGCTTCGTTTCGGCACAGAAAAAGCAGCAGGTAGGTTGTTGCGAGCGGCAGATTCCTCGCAGGATGCGGCGTTTGTCGGTTCGCATTTTTACGAGCGGCCGGGCAGCAGCTTGGAAGATATCAAGCGTTCCCAAGCCGCAGCGACGCTCAATCAGGAAACGACGATCAACGTCAACGCGGGATCGGACGGGGCGAAGCTTGCGCGCGAAATTGCCGATGCGCACCGTCGAGCGACCCAGGACGCGTATGCGGATCTCACCCGTGAATTTGCGGCGGCAATGCAATGAGTGCCGTTGGCAACGCTATTTTCAACTTGGGCGCGAATGCGGCCTATAGCTATGTGCTTGATGCCATCAACACCATTCCGCAAGGAAAAATCGGGGGTGTCGCGGTCCAAACCACACTGGAAGAAACCGCAACCGATACGATTGAAATGACCGAGCAGCCCGTGGAATCGGGTGCGTCGATTACGGACCACGCCTATGTGCGACCGTGCGAAGTCATTATGCGCTGTGGATGGAGCAACGCGGTTGCGCCGTCCTTACAACAGATCGTGTCGTCGGTCGATCTATCGTCAGCATCGTCTGCTTACAACTCGCTAGTGTCGGCGTTCATACCGCCCGCCGCCCCCGCTAGCTCTTTTCAGATGTCATTAAGCGACTATGTGAGTGGCATCTACTCGCAATTGTTAGGGTTACAGGCGCAGCTAACGTTGCTCAACGTCACGACATCGATTCGCTACTATCAAAACATGCTCATCAAGAGCCTGACGTTGAAGCGGGACAAAGACACGTCGCAGGCGTTAATGGTCGAAGCGCACTTGCGGCAGATCATCATCGTGTCGTCATCGAACGCCACCACTGTCCCGATAACAGCCTTGTCGACCCCGGCAAACAATGCCGCGACGTTGCAATCGGGAACGCAGAATCTATCGTCTGCGGTTACACCGACTAATGGCGGATCGTTACCGATGACGGCGTGGACGGCGCCTTAATGCCGACGATTTACCCGATTCCGTTGCAAGCGCAACCGCAGGAATTGACAATACAACTTGGGGGCGTGACGTACACACTCACGCTTAATTATCGCAACACCGACATGGGCGGATGGGTTCTTGATATCGGTGACTCAAACAACAGCCCGATACTGCAAGGCGTCCCCCTAGTGACGGGTGCCAATTTGCTCGCCCAGTACGAATACCTTGATTTTGGCGGTGCGCTCTATTGCCAAACGACAAGTGATCCCGACGCCGTGCCGACGTTTGAAAACTTAGGGACGGACGGCATGCTGTATTGGGTCAGCCCGTGAGTACGCCCGCTGATACGCTCGATGATTTGGTGGTGCCCTCAAGCAGCGTGGCGCCCTCAGGACTGTACGGCCGTAAGCTGAGTATCATCCTCGCGAATAATCAAGGCACCGGGCTTGATTTTTCTAAGTTCCGTGTCGTGTTCAACATCATGCGGGGCGACAATCAAACCCCGAACAGCGCCGACATTCGCATCTACAACGTATCGCAAGCGACCGTCATTAAGGTGCTGTCTGAGTTTACTCAAGTGTCGTTGTCGGCCGGGTATGTCAACGCGAATTACGGGCTATTGTTTCAAGGCTACGTCAAGCAGTACCGCGTTGGGCGTGTCGATCAAAAAGATTCCTATATCGACATTACTGCCGCAGATGGCGACCAGGCGTATAACTTTGCGCCCGTATTCTTGTCGTTGAAGTCGGGGACTACGCAGGGCGGCATTGCCGAAGCGTTGAAATCGGCGCTTGCGGCCAAGGGCATCGCAACCGAGTACGGGTATATCCCCCCGCTGCCGACGAACCCCATCATCCGCGGCAAGGTCATGTTCGGCATGGCGCGCGACGAGACCCGCACGTTTGCGCACACAAACGACATCAAATGGTCAATTCAGGACGGCGCGTTGACGTTCATCCCGACGACGTCTTACATCCCCGCAACCGTCGTGACTTTGTCGCCCTCAACGGGCTTGATAGGTGTTCCCGAACAAACGCAGCAGGGAATCAACATTCGGTCGTTGATTAACGTGAATCTCAAGATTGGGCAACTTGTCAGGCTCGTAAGCTCCGACATCAATCAACTTCGCTTGGGGCTTGATAAGGAATCGCAGGCGGTTACGAATCCTAGTATCGCCTTGCAAGCATCGCCTTCAAGCAACGGCCTTTATTACATCATGGTAGCGAACCACTCGGGCGATACTCGAGGCAACCCCTGGTATACGGACATGGTGTGCCTTGCCGTCGATGCGACGCTGGCGCCGGGGCAACTGCCAAGTTCCCTGAGCAACCCCATCTTGGCGTACTAATGCCCGACCAGCGCGAACGATACATTGACGTTGCCGAGACGTACCGGCTTGCCCAAGAAGGCAACCAGTCGAAACTATGGACAGCGATGCCGGGTTCCGTCGTCGCGTTCCCCGCATCCTCGGGCCTTGGCGACCAAATTATTGACGTACAGCCCACCATCAATGCGCAATATCGCGATACGAGCGGCAATTATGTTTGGGTGCAGATGCCCGTGCTGCTTGATTGTGTCGTCGTATGGCAAGGCGGTGGTGGCATGACGTCGACTTTTCCGATTGCGAAAGGCGACGAGTGCCTAATCATTCTCGCGAGCCGTTGCATCGACGCGTGGTGGCAACAGGGATGGAAAGAGGGCCAATCGGTCACGCAGCCCAACAAAGCGATGAACCCGCCCGACCTGCGTATGCACAATTTGTCGGACGGTTTTGCGCTTGTGGGACTGCGGTCTTTGCCACGACAGTTTGCCGTCGATACGGCGAATGCGTGCTTGATTACCGACGATGGGCAGACCTATTTCAAGTTGAACCCGACCACGAAAGCCATCGCCGCGCGGGCAACCGGGGGAATCAACTTGAACGGCGTAACCATCGATTCAAACGGAAATCTCACGTCGCCCGCGACCATCATCGGCACGACCGATGTCAAAAATGGCGCGGGCACTAGCCTAACGAACCACGTGCATCCAGCGAGCACCCCCGATACGGGGCCACCCGTTGCGGGGACTTGAATGCGCTATCGACAACTCGATGCCAATGGGGACTACGTCGTGGGACAGCCGTTTCTCACGAATACGCCCGCGACCGTTGCCCAAGCCGCGCAAACCCGTTTGGGACTGTGGAAGGGCGAATGGTTCTTGAATACGGCGGACGGCACACCGTGGCTGCAAAGCATCTTGGGCAAGGGTCAAAACCCCGACCCGCAAATTCAACAACGCATCTTAGGAACGCCCGGAGCGACTTCGATTACAGCCTACTCAAGCTCATCGTCCGCAACAACGACCCGCGGGTATAAAGTCGTCTGCACAATTGCCACCCTATATGACGACGGCACGGGCAATAACACCGCAAGCTTTCAGGTCACGCTATGAGTGCCGTTCTCGTTGCTTCGTCAGGGCTGGCCCCAACCGTTACGGCGAACGGCATCACGGCAGGCAACTTCTCGCAGTGGCAGCAGTACCTCACGTCGGTGTATCAGGGCATCTATGGCACGGATGTTTACTTAGGCAACGACTCCCAGGACGGGCAGTTCATCGGCGTGCTGGCGCAAGCTTTGGCGGACTGCTGCGCAGGCGCGGTGGCCGTCTATAACAGCTTCAGCCCGGCGACGGGTCAGGGCGCTGGATTATCCTCCACGGTCAAAATCAACGGCCTGTCGCGGCTCGTGCCATCCTATTCAACCGTTCCCCTGCAAATCGTGGGGCAGGCGGGAATCACGATCACCAACGGACAGGCGATTGACGAGAATCAATACATTTGGGCGCTGCCGACGTCGGTCACGATTCCGAGCGGTGGGGAAATCACCGTCACGGGCACCTGCACCACGCAAGGCGCCGTCGCGGCGGCATCAGGCACGATTACCGAGATTC